CCTCCAGACCCTCCAGAAATATTTAATTGCTGGTTTGGCTGTGTTCCAGATAATACATAATATGAAACTGCGTTAACTGGTGTTTGTTCCTTTGTGTCTCCTATTTCTACCTTTCCGATAATACGCATTCTTGTACCAAAATGCTTGTATTTATTATCCAAAGACTTGTATTGATACGAAACAAAGTCTAACGCTGGTTCTGTTTGGCTGAAAGATGGCCCAGTCATAACCAGTGCTGACGACTGAACTGATCCTGCCTGTGTTGATCTATTTGTATTATTTTCAGATTCATTTAAATATGAATAAGATAAAAAGTTTTTAATTACTCCAGTTCTTGTATTTAGTTTTGCTTTTGCTGGATCTGGAGAACCAGGTATTGTTACAGACAAATCTTCCTCTAATATTTCTTGCTGCGTGTAAACATCTCCAGGGCGCAAACCAAATAACTTATAACTAAGCATATTAAATCCACGAACATAGGTATCATTTTTCCAATATGTATTTAAACCAGCATCATGGGAGACAATGTTAGTACCAAACTGACCACGACCATGTCTTGCAACGTCTCCATTTTTCATAACCGTTATACCATTAATAACCTCGTACTTTGGTTCAGCATAAATTCTTACAAGACCAGTTGGATATATCTTTCCATTGAAGGTAAGTTTAGACATGTAATCTTGATATTCTTGATTACTGCTAATCCATACATTTCCTATTGCCCCGACAGTTTCTGTAGTATATGAGAACTTGCCATCTGATTCTTCTCTTAAAATATTTTTTTGTGCACCTGGAATGCTATATTGAACTGCATCAAACTTAATTATTTCTCCGTTGGCATAAAAATATCCATTATATCTTCCCAACCAATAAACAGCCTCTCCTAAATCAATTACGTTGTTTGTTAATCTATTCCCAACCACAGATGGTGGTTGATTTGACAAATTAGAGTTAAGTGGTATTGCAGATAAGTTGTACGCAGATTGATTAGATACCTCGTTATTTATAGATCTAACATTTTGATCTCCAGTTATTTCCCATAGCAAGGCTGGCTTATATATCCAATTTTTTGCAGCAACTTCATTATCAATCATAGACGCTTGCTTTATACTTCCATAAGATCTTTGTATGTATCTTGTGTTATAGTTAATAACTCCATCATTATAAATGTTTCTTTCTTCTGATGAAATATCTATAATGTTTGATATTTTTTCTTGAGTACTTACATTTTCTTTAGGACCAACCTTAACTAAATCATTTGATCCGTATAAAGTAGTATCAACCTGTCTTTCATCATTTGAAGGTAGCATATAGTTTTTACTCATCATTACAAAATTATTGTACTCATCAAAAAACATTGCGGTTTGAGTAGATATTGCTAAATCATTTAATATTTCTGCTACAGTTTTATCTGGTGGAATAAAGAAAAATGGAATCATTAATTCTTTTTCATTTTCTATTCTTTTAAATACATAATTAGAAAATCCAACTGAATCCAATAGTAATGATATGGCATAACTAAGAGAAACATTTGTTACTAACATTTCTGGTGCTTTAATTGATTCAAAATAAAAATATAAATCTCTAAGATTAATGTCAACTTTTTTATCAGAATGTGAAATTGCTGGGAACCCTTCTGAGTACATAGTTTTAATAGGAACAAAATAATCATAGCCATTTACATTAACAGTAATATCATAAAACTTTATCTGTATATTGTTTGATATATAATTTTTTATAATGCTTTCTGTATTGTTTTCGTTAAATGAATTATCGTAATCAAAAATATTTAATGTACCATTAGAGGCCAGTAGTTGACCGACTGGGAGTCCGCTTGTTCCTAAGTCTGACGCTGTCTTAGATACATTGAAGGCTACAACCTTATCTGTAATGTCTGCACTAAGTCTTGGCGATAGTTCAATTAAGTCAAAAGTAGAATTTACTTTGTTCATTGTATCAATTACTATTCTTAGTCCCTTTATAAACTCAAACTCTCTATAAATATCTCTACCGTCAGAGGTTGAAGTAAACTTAACTGGGCTAACAAAATCAGTTACAAAATTTGTAAGTCTATCTACAGTTTCTTCTTCTAAAGACCAACCGTACTCTGGTATAAAAATTTCCCATTGATTATTAAACCAAATATGGTACTCGCCTAAATCTTGAGGATTTGGTTTAATTAAATATGCATATCCATTAACAGATTTTTCTGGTTTAAAAGAAACATCTGAGTACTCTTCAGCCCTAACAAATACATCACGATATTTATCAGGAACCTTTAACCCGTAAGATAGTTCAACATATCCATCACTACTAATTATTGGGAAGCCACTTCTTCTTGTTGTTCCTGAGTTAAAGTTAATTATATCTACCCAATTATTTCCCTGCAAAGACTGAATCTTCCATTTTACGGGAGTAGTTTTATTAGCATCTCCGTACAAAGGATCTGAAAAAGAGCCAGAGGAGTTTGAGAACGGACCCAAGTCTACGGAGCCTACATTTGTTTGCATTTTAATAACTATTCTATTTGCAGGAACTGGATTGTCATAAACAACAAATGGGGCAGCATCATCTATAAAATGTTGACCATTAACAAAATTATTAGCAATACCACGAAGTGTTCCTTGATCTGATCTAAACGATGTCCAGTATTTAAAGTTATCATTCTTATCAGCCATATAGTACCTTGGTCTATTTGCCATGTTAATATTTGAGTGATGTATTTTTCTTCCTGGAAAATATACTGCTTTATTAATTCCTGATCTTGGTCTAAACTTTTTAAAACAATCCTCAAGAGAATATAGCATTGATGACTTTTTATTTTCTGCTAATAGGAACCATGGCTCTTCGTTATCTTCAGGACTAATTCCACCGTCAACAACTATATCTGAATTTGTTGCTCCCGTATAAAAGTTTCCAATGTCATTAACGTCAAAAGTGTTTGGCAATAGTTTGTATTTTTCGGAATTTTCTGCAATTGGTCTATATCTATAATTTCCAATTCTAAAAATATTATTAGCAATATTCATATTCCACTCTGCTATTACTGCAGACTGTGTTCTAACAGTTGGAGATGTTTCTAAAAATAATTTTAGGTCTTTATTCTGAAACATTATACCTCTTCCAAAGTAACCGAAATATTCCAAAAGTCAAAATTACTATTTCCACGTTTTACAACGTTATAACTAAAATCAGCAAAATACATTTGTACTAATTGATTATATTGTGGAAGGTGTGCATAAGCATCATTATCTTTTCCAAAATTAGAATACTTATCATAAGCAAGATAGACCCAAAATGGACCTTGGTGATTTTCATACCAATCTAAAATTTCTACACCGCCTGCGCCACCATCGCTTGTGTACTCTAAATTATTTTGTCCGCCATGCGGGGACTTACCAGTTGTAGGATTAAACTCTGGAACTGTAAAGTATGATCTTGAGGGAAGCATATCCCATGAAGTTGATAGAGTTAGTTTATCGGCAATGTGATAAGATCTCATTCTTCCGTTAATCATTCTTTCTCTTGTTTCAATTCTTTTAATATTAAAATCTAATGGACCTCTATTATCATCAGACAATATTAAAAATTGATTATAAACAGATTCGTCTGTTTCTGAACCTGGATCTTGGCCTACCTCTAATCCATTTGGAATATACAAACCAGAAATTAATGTGCCAGAGTTCTCAGACCATAGCATTGCCTGTGGTCTACCATATTTTTTTCTACCTGTCATGTATGATGATGTTGACATTATATTCTGGCTCCTCTAAGTCTCTTTGAATCTACCTGCTTAATGTGACTCATTACTGCCCGTGCAATTTCATCAGGGTTTGCATCAGACTTAACATTTACACTAATACTATAATTATACACTGAGTCTCCAACTGAGTCTCCATTGTTTATTGCCTTCATCTTATCTACACCATAATTTTCAACTGCGTAACGACTCATCACAAACTCACCTGGAGTTAGCATTGCTGGAACTATGTCTGTTCCAAGTGATAATCCGCCCTTTGCAAAATATTTAGTTGGAATTAATCCTCCAGAACTTCTAAATGCCATTCCGCCATAAGGATTAATCCAAGCCCCTGCTCTTGCTGCTCTTTCTTCCGCTTCTCTTTCTGCTGCTGCTTTTTCTGCTGCTGCTTTTGCTTCTGCTGCTGCTTTTGCGGCTGCTGCATCTGCTTCAGCCTTTAATCTTGCTTCTTCTCTTAATCTTGCTTCTGCTGCAGAATCAGTAGTAGATCCTGTATTTCCTGTATTTACAGTACCACCTTTAACCCATCCTCTATTGTCGTCCCATTCATAATCTCCAACTGGTTTAGGTGGTTTTGTCCATCCGCCTTTACCGTCTGAGATCCAGGCAGCGCCAGGTTGTTTTTGGTTATTAGTATTAGTATTACCAGTGTTGGTATTAGTATTGCCAGTGTTAGTGCTGGAACTACTTGAACTACTAGAACTGCTTGAACTGCTAGAGCCACCAAGATCTATAGTTGTTATATATCTTGTAATGTTTTCTGTAATATTTCTTATTTCATTAATTATGGTTTCTGTTTCTACACTATCTGGAATTGCATTTATAGTTGCTAAAATTGATGTCCATGAAGTATCTGATGCTGATGCTGCTGCTGCAGCACCTTCCATTGCTAAAGCATAGGCTTCTGCTAAACCTTCTATTGCCTCTAACTTTATAACCATATTTTCATAATCTTCTAAAGTCATGCCAGCACTGTCATCGATGTCTTCTGCTGCATCAACTATACTTTGTAGATATTGTTCCTGTTGGAATAAATTATCTTCTTGATCTTGATATTTCTTTACTATTTTTTCTTGTTCGGCAAGATTTGCTTTTGCTGCAGTAACTTGTGCCTGAGCAGCAGTAACTCCTTTTTCAGCCTCAAGTACAGAAGCCTTAGCAGCAGCAAGTTCGGCCTCTGCTGCTATTTTTATCTTTTCAATTGCTGCAGCACGGCCTTCTTCAATCTTAGCAATATTTGCTTTAATAGTTTCGATTTGTTTTTCTAATTCTAGTCTTGCAGGATCATTTTCTAATTTATAAATTGCCTGACTAATCTGGAACTGTCTTTCAGAAATTTGTTCTCTGGTCATTCCAGTTTCTGCGCCACGCAAAGAATTAAGTTCATTCTTTCTGGCTTGTTCAAGAGATGACATCTGAGCATTTGCCATTCTTTCTTGTTCTGATGCTCTCATTTCCTGTGCTGCTCTTGCTGCTGCTGCTATATCACCTTGAGATAATGCATCTGCTAAACCTAATTGCTGCTGTTGTGAGGCAGCAATATCTTGATTAATTTCGTTTACTTTTTGCAATGCTTCTAATTGTTTATCATATTTTTCATTAATTGATTCAGCCTGATAATCCATTATTGCAAGATCATTATTTAATTTATCAGATTCCTTATTTAATTTATCAACTTCATCTTGATATTTAATCTTAATTTGTTTTTCAATTGAATCTATCTTATCTTCTTCTGCTTTTATTAGGTTGTCTATTCTCTTATTTTCATTATCAATTGCTTTTTCTAAATTATCTTGAGCGGCATCTAAACGATCTTGGGCAGCAGATAAAGCATCTTCAGCAGAAGATAAAGCATCTTGAGCAGCATTTACATTGCCTTGTAACTGACTTGCTCTTTGTTGTGCTAACCCTAATGTTTGAGCATTGGCTGCTCTTTGTTTTTGAATTGATGCAAGTGTTTGTCCTGCTCCGATTTGAGGAATTGCAAGACCAGCAGCCTTATATCTTTCTGCCACAGTAGCCATTGCTTGCTGCCCAATATTTTGTCCACCAACCTGTTTTCCAGTTTTTTTATCTGTTCTTATTGCTGTTGTAATTCCTGGTAATTCTGAAAGAGTCATATTAGAGTATGCAAGTTTTCTGGCTTTCATAACCTTTTGTGCTGCTTCAAAACCTGTTCTTGCTTGTTCTGCAGGACTTGATGTAGCAAAATCTATTGCAACTTGTAGTTTTGAATTTGCTTTTATTGCATTAAGTCCATCTACTATTTCTTTTAATCTATCCCTAGCATCTGCAGCGCCAGACTCATAATCTTGCATTGCAGCAATTGCTGCTGAAAGTTGTTCTGGATCTTTTATAATATCTAACATTGCACCCTTTGACAATGTTATTCCTTCCTTTGACATCTTTTGGAAGAATTCTAAAACCTTTGGAACCTGTTTAATGTTTGCAGCCTGTTCTAGCGCCTGAGAGCCTTTTGAAATAAGACCATTAATTCTCTCTCTTATAACTACCTGATTGTTAAGTGCAGCATTTGTTTTTAAATCTTGCTCTGTAATTTTTCCATTTGCAATTGCAGAAGTAGTATATTCATCTTGTAAAATTCTTTCAATAGCAGTAGCACTATATCCAAGGGCAACTAACTTTCTTCTTGTTACTTCTTGCTCATTAAGAATTGCTAAAGACTTACCAGCAGCAGTATTAAACTCTCCAATAATAGCAGCATCAAAAGCCTTTGACATTGTTTTTGCATTATCAGCAAGAACAACATCTCCAACCTTTGCACCCTTTGGTAATAGTTTTTTACCCTTTGGATCAAATGGATCTACGACTCTTCCTTTATTTTTACCTCTTTTTATTTTGGTAGTCGCAGTCTTCATAAACTTGGCTTGTTCTGCTGGATCTAAATTCATTAACCAGTCAGCGAACTGCCTACTAGCGCCAATCTTTTCTAGTTGTTGCTGAATGCCTTGATACTTATTTGCTATTGATTGAAGGTTGCCTGATGCTAAGGCTTTGTTTAATTCTTTTATACCGCCAGAAGCGTCGATTGCAGCGTTACGAACATTTTTTAATCTTGCAAGAATAAATGCATATGGATCTTCTTTCTTACCGCCACCATCGCTAGGACCTTTATACTTTCCGCCATCTTTAGTATAGATTTTTCCATCTTCGCCAACATAAGTTTTTGCTGCTTCTGATGCAACTGTTGTAGCGTCACTTGCAGCAAGTTTGCTTGATTCTGCATTATATGTTAACTCTCCAACAGCCTTTGCTGCAGTTCCAGTTAAACCTTTTGTTGCTGCCTTTGCTTTTTCTGCAGCAATTTTTCTTGCCCATTCTATTTTTGCTTCTGGGCTTGCGAATATAAGATCATATACAGTTTTATATTTTGAAATTGCTTCTTTCTTTGCAACGTCTGGAAGTGCATCCCAATCTTTCCACTGAGACATTAATGTTTGCATGCTGCTCTTATTGATTCCAGCAATACCCATTTCTGTTATTTTTGCAATTGCCTCTTTAGTTATTGGAGTTGGTACTTGCTCTATCTTGTCTAAATCATTTGCAAGTTTCTCTAATCCTTCTATACCTTGAGCCTTTATAAAGGCCTCCATGTTAATTTCTTTACCATCCATAACTGAAAGTTGTGCAAGTGCTTTGCCTATCTTATCAAATTGTGCTGGATCTTTACTTATAACATCTGCAGACATTTGCATAGCAAGTTCTTTATTATCAAAATCAGTAAAGAATTCCATCATCTCTACAGTTTTTTGTGGGCCATGAACTTCCATGCCCATATTTAATGTGTTGTAAAGATCTCCTTCTTTGCCTTCAAACATCTTCAAGAATGAATTAAATTGATCTGGGTTAGCAAATCCTTGTCCCATTAATACGTTTGCAACAACTTCGAGTTCTTGAGCCTGCCCCATGCTCTTGAATCCTCTACTAGCAAAATTAGTACTACCGCTTACACCTGCAAGTTTTTGTTGTACAACCTTTGTCATTCCTGGAAAATCAGTTTTGTATCTTTCTTGTACAGATGATTTTAATGCATCAAAGTATGCATCTTCTTCAGCATCTCCACCAAAAATTGCAGCACGTGTATTTTGAATATTTTCTCTAAATGTTTTAATCTCTGATTGAATTTGATCATTAACCTTTTTATTCATTTGAGAAACATCTGTTATCATTTGAGAATCTAATTCTGCAATCTTGGACTTTAGTTCTAATTGTTTTTCAAGATTAGTTGTTTGTGCTAATTGTTTTTCTAATAACTGTATTTGCTTTTTATATTGCCATTCTGTAGCGTCTGCCTGTGCCTGTGCTAACTGTACATTATTAACACTTAATGCTGCAAGCCTTGCTGCAGAATCTCTTCCGCCACCAGCACTTAATGCTTGTAATTCTGACTTTGTTCTTTCGCCTGCTTGTTGAATTATTTTCATTCTAACTGCAAGAGGATCTTTTGTTAAATCTTCCCCATTGGCGCCTATAATGCTATCAAGATTGCCTAAAATATTTACTGTATATTTTCTGCTTCCTAACTTAACTCCGATTTGTTCTGCAATGCTTGCTGCTTGCTCTGGAGTCAATACTCCATCTGAAATATATGAGGCTAACTGCAAACCAAAACTTTTAGCAGCATCCCTGGAGCCAAAGTCTTCCATATTTTTAACAAAGCCTTCAGCCATCTTTTTACCAACATCTGATTGTAAAAATGTATCTCCAAACCTTGATCCAGCACGTCTTACATCGTTATAATCATTGAATGAACCCTTAGATCTTACTTCCTGCATTGCACGTGATGCGCCAACCTTGTTTGTTATAGCGCCAATTTCTTCCATCTTTGTTGTAGTAGCAGAAACTGAATTTACATATTCCGCCTGCTTTTTTGCTGCATTTTCAAAATGTTTGTTCAATGCAAACAAACCAGTTCCGACGGCTATTGCTGCTGTAGTTACCAAACCAATAGGACCCATGCCAGCAAACATAGGAGCCATACCAGCAACCGCAGAAGCACCCATAAGCCCCATGCCCATTCCAGTATTTCCAGACATCATAGCAGCCATACCAGCCGTTCCTAGGGCCATTGAGGCACCACCAGAGAATCTTCCTACCTTCTCTTGACGCATTGCTTTAGCATTATTCTTTTCTTGTTTAGCAAGTTCTTTTGCGCTTAATTGTCTTGTCTGTCTGTTCTTTAATTCTTCTCGCTCTATTTGACTTTTTCTTCTAGCATTAGCGTTATTGACTTCTTCTTGTACCTTTATTTTTCTATATCTTCTTAAAGCGTCGTCAATTTGTTGTTTAGTATATCTATTTTGTTGCTGTAGCAATCTTTGCTGATCTTGCATCGCCTTTGTAATACGACCTCTTGCAGCCTTACTTAATGTTGGATCTCCAGCATCTCTTCCTGTCATAACAAAGCCACGTCCAAGACGTCTTACTTGAGTTCCTGTCGCTACTCTATTTGTTGATGTTTCTGTTGCAACTCTTCTATCAGTTGACTTTCCAGTATCTGCAACTGCTCCTGCTGGCTTTGGACTAGTATTAGCAGTGGTAAGTTTTGTTATTGCTCCTGTTTTAGTATCAACCATGTATTCTTTATTAGGATTTACTAAAACATTTGTTCCTTTTGTAGCCCCGCTTGCCAAATTAAATTGTGGTCTCCATTGATTGTAGTATCCTGTACCAAGTCTTCCATCAATTAATTCTGCTACTGCTCTAGACTGTCTTACTTCTCCTAGTTTAGGAAATGCCTTTGGCTTAGTTGTTTGGCTCTTTAGAAAATCTTCAGAAATAATATCAAGTTGTGCTGCTGCTCTAACTAACTTAACTTCAGATGTGTTGGTCGGATGATTTTGACCAGACATATAGGTTGCTGAGTTTCTAAATTCTTTAATTTGATCTGGAGTTAATCTTAAAGCATTATTGTTTTTATCATTCCAATCTAATATGTTGGTTGCTCTTTTACCAGCATTCATATAATTATTTAATAATCTTACGTCAAATAGTGCAGTTCCTTTAAGCCATTTTGCAGCACCTCTTCCTGACTCTCCTGTTTTTGCTATGTGGGATAGTTCTGGTCTTAATGCTTGAGCAATTTGTTTTTCTGTATATCCTAAAGATCTCATAGATTCTTTTACTGATTTTAATGGATCTACTTTACCCTGTACAGCATTTGCTGCTTTAAACTGTTTTTCTTGTTCGTCTAATGTTTTATACAGTAATGAGTTTGTCGGAATAGCCTGTCTCCATCCACCACTTTGCTTTCCTGTTGGACTCATGTCGAATCTTAACTTAGAAAGATTCATCTTTTTAGGATTAGAAAATGCTCCACCCTTTTCAATTGCACCTAATCTATAAAGAACTCTCTTCTTAACCTCATCATATGTCTTTCCAGCAGTTAAAGCATTAGCGCCAGAGTCTATAGATTTCTTATCATAATAAAGTCCATCTTTGTATACTAATTCATTATCAATATACTTTAACATTTCATGCTGTGTTATATTAGATGGCGTAATACCTTTTTTATTTAATAGTTTACTAACCAACTCATATTGCTTTGGATTAGATGTTTTTAATTTTTCAATTTCTTCTAAAGCATCTTTTCCTAATCTTTTAACAATTGTATCTATTTGACTTCTTGACTTAGGATCATTTTTTAATTCATCAAAAGTTCCTAAAGCAAATTTTTCATAACTAGATAGTTTTGCTCTTCCCTTTTGTGGATCATTTCCTTCTTCAAAACCTGGGACCTTGTCTTGGAACATTGCAGTAATAAGGCCACGATACTTCTCTGATTTATCTGCAGGAATAATCGCTTCTCCTGGAGAAACAAATGCTGGAATTATATCTCCAGCACCCTTTGGTCCAGGAACACTTATAATACCATCTTCAAATCCTACTCTACCCTTTGGAAGTTTAGATACTGCACCTGCTGCACCACGAACTCCTCCTGCAAATAACGCAGGATTTTGTGCAGCCATATTTCGCATTTGTGTTGTTATTTGTCCATACGCTGCTGCTAATTGCATTGCTGCAGTACGCTCAATATTAAATACTTCTGTTAGCCTAGTATGAGTATTATGAAGTGCCTGACTTGCTGCCTGTTGCTCTAACTGCTCTTGTGTTACATAGTTAAAGCCAGCACCTAAAATATTTGTTTGTCCATTTAACTTAGCAACTCCACCTCTTATTGTTGCAAAAAGTTTAATAAGATTTGCTAAACCATTTGCTAACAAACCAAATGTCATCAAAAGAATTGGACCAAGACCAGCAACTACTCCAACAATTATTGCTATTACTTTTTTTGTTTGATCTCCCAAACCATTAAATTTTTCAAATAACTTACCAAAAAATTGTACTATTGGTGTGACTGCTTCAAGAAATGCCTTTCCTAATGGCATGATGTCTTGCTTAAATTGTTCTACTGCAGCCTGAAACTTTACACCTACAGCATCTTCTACCTTCTTCATTTCTCGTTCTGATAGAACTGCTAACTCTTCAACTGATGCCCCTGCTAAATCAAATGCTCTTGCTGCCTGAGTTCCATCCTTGGATACATTTTGAAATAAGGTAGACAAACGAGCAAACTGGAATTTTCCAAATAATTGTTCGATGGCACGTGCACGGTTAAGTGGATCTAAGGTATCAAGTGCTTTTGCAAAACCAACTACTGTAGCCTTAACATCACCTTTATTTGCTTCAACAATTCCTTTGATATTAATTCCCATTTCGCCAAGCATCTTGCTTGCTTTTTCTGTTGGGTTAATTAATGAAGCAAGACCAGACTTAAGTGCGTTAGCACCTTCTGATGCATTAATACCGCCTTCCTTCATGGCAGTCAAGAAGAATGCAAGATCTTCTACGTTACCGCCTAGTTGCTTAACAACTGGTGCTGCTTTTGGAATTGCAATAGTTAAATCTTCAATAGATAAAACAGTTTGGTTTTCAACTGCGTTTAGAAAGTTAATTTTTTCTGCTAACTGCTCACTAGATAATCCAAATGCGTTCTGTAATGATATGGTTGTTTCAAGTGCCTGCTGTTGCTCTACTTGTCCTAGCACTGCTAACTTTGTTGCAGTTTCAACTTGTCTAGTTAAATCTTCACCCTGAAAACCTGCTGCTGCAGCCGTTGCAGCCATCTCTACTGTATCTTTTACTGCAACTCCATATTTAGTAAATTCTTCTGCAAGTTTTCTTATATTGGCTATTGCGCTTTCTACTTCAGCATCATTAGTAAAGGCATCTCCATATACACGTCTAAACTTTAATGTAGCCTGTTCTAACTCTCTAAATGCCTTTGATGCATACCCGCCAAGCATGCCTAGTGGTATTGTTAAACCAACCATCAACTGGCGTCCAGCCCATTGAGTATTCTTACCAAAGTTTAGAAGTTGTGTAGATCCCTGCTTTAATAATTGATTTAGGAACTGTTGTCTTTGTGCTGCATATTGGATACGTGTACCAAGTTCTGTAAATTGTCCATTTGTCATCATCAATGTACGTGGCATAATACGCATAGCATCAATAAAGCCACCCTGCGCTTTAGCCATCTGTATATACTGTGCTTGTAGTGATTTTACTCTATCTCTACGAGCACGGTTAATAATTTCACGTTCTTGTGCAAAAGCCTTGCCTAATGTTTTTGTATTGGCTGTTGCAGCAGCCATGCTATATCGATAATATTCTTTAAGGGATAGTTTATTTTTTTCTAAGGCAGTTGTAAATGCCATAGTGCTGGACGCAACTTTTGCTTGACTGACAGCAAACTTTCCTGTTGCCCCTACGGCTTGTGCTAATTGAGCGTTTAAACCTTTTTGTGCATTTGCAGCAGCCAGGTTGCCTTCAGCAAGTGATTGATGAAACTTGCTGAGGCCTGCCTGTAGTCTGCGTAATTGTGCTAAAGCGTCGGCAGTATTAAAATTAATATTAATATTAGAGTTTACATCTGCCAATTCCTTCGCACCTCTTTATTTATTTATTTTACTAGACCAGCAACAACTGATGCATCAGCATTTTGGAATCCAGATGCTGCATCAATTATCTGATAAACTGTAGGAAGATCTAGCAACTCCTCTAGTTGTTCTCTATCGTCTGCCAATTCTGGCTTGTATTGTTTCATTGCAATTTGAACACAGTCCATAAGGATATCCATAGACTTATCGTTATCTTCAGCAACTGCAGCCAGTTCAGCAAATTTTAGCATGAATGGTCTTAGAAGAGATAACTTTAAGGCTCTAACTGGAATCTCTGTATTATCAACTAATGTAACTGTTTTTGTATTATCTTTAGGCTTTTCGGCCATTGTTCCTCCTTAAGGTATTGAATAAATTATACCACAAGAAGACTTTATTTTTAGGTAAGATTTTCGTACTCAAGACCCATACCAATGCCAAACCCTGCTTTTTGTGCATTCACTCCTTGTAGTGATAGTATGTCTTTTGAGTCTGATGCCTTTCCTTTACTGAATACCCTGGCCTTCATCTCTTCCCAGGCATTATTCTTATTGCTTGCCTTATCTAAGTCTACTCCTTGCATTGCAGCCAAAAACTTTTTCTGAGAATAGTCTAGATCTCTTTTTATTTTTAGTGTTGCTATTATTTCAGGCATTGACATTGAAGATTCTAATTCTTCATAGTCTTTCCAAATACCCAGCAAAAAAACCTCTGATTCTAATTCAGCAAGATCTAACTCATCCCAGGTAGACCCACTGTCAGTTGCCTGCTGCTTAACTGTTTCTTCTGACTTTTCATTAATCTTAATACCAGCAGCAAAATCTAATATTCTATATATAGTTGGCATATCAATATTATCTTCTAGTTCTTGTTGTGTTTTTATTTGAGGATAATACTGTCTCATGGCTATTACTGTACATTTTGCCAATGCATCTATAGCCTCGTCATCATTTTTAGCAGACTTAACATTTTCAAACTCATCTAAAAATAGTTTTAAGAACTTTATTTTTAATGGTGTTATATATATTTCTGTTCCGTCTATTAATTCAACAACAGCACTTTTATATATTTCTGTAGGCATTAAACTATTATATCAAACAGAAAAGCCCAACCTTTTGGGCTGGGCTAATCTTATATTAAGTTGTATTATGCTGGGATTGTACGATCTACGATCTTACCGTAAGAACCGTTGTCGTTTGGAAGCAAACGGAATGAGACTTCGAACATTGTTGCCTCATCACGCTTTGCACCAACCGTTACGCTCTCGATTGAGAGTGCACGATATGCAACGTAAACTCTTTCGATTTGATCAGATGCTGCACAGTCACCAGTTCCTGGGCCAACGGCAACCAAACCACGTTCGACTGGGCATTCGCCGATGTCGCCTGCGGAAAGATTTAATGTTGGATTACCAGATACTGTTGTAAGATTCTCATCCTTGCTTGCGAGAGCAAAAAGAAGATTCTCTAATGTTGATTCTGCGAATGTAGTATTTAGGTTTACCTGCATGCCTTGCTTGAACAACTTAGCAACGTCAAGAACCTGGTCTACTGAAACTTCACCGAAATCTGGTTGGAACTGTAGTTCCAAACCGTTCATAGTGTAACCTACGTTACGGAACCCTTCCTCATCGGAAAGAGTTGTCTTGTAAGAGACACCTGCAGAATATCCTGGAAGGACTCCTGCTTCTGGTAGAACACCGTCTTCATATGTGAAGAGTGCTGCTGCACCAACGATGATATTATTGCTAGTACCACGTGTATATGCCATGTATTTCACCTCTTTATTTTTCTAGAAATTAAAAGGCGTGTTTCCTCATCGATAATTATACAGCCTTTTTATTAGTTTACTGAGTCGATTATGTCTTGCATTTGATGGTAGTCGTAGTCAATAATTATCTTATTACCCGCATAGGTTCGGGCTGTTCCGAAGTCGACTATATCCCTTGCCTCTTCTAATTGGTATATCTTAAAGTTATGGAAATAAAACTTGCATTCCATACCCTCAAAAGTCTTGCCCTTAGTCCAAGCATTGAGTTCTTGGGCACTTTCGTCTCCACGATCCATTAGCCTCATTACAGCCTCTTGTATTTTAACCATTCTTCTTTGTGGAGTTTCTCCACTTAAATCCCCATTAGCATAAAAATAATACAAAACCTGTTCACATTTAATGTGTGGGAAAGGTCCACGACGCATTCTAAACATTCTGTCCCAAACAACCATATTGCCGTCTGGAAACTGTTTTGTAAGAGTCTCTAATGTTGATGGACCTGTTGGGAAAAATGCCTCCATAGTATATCCAGCCAATTCACCAATTCTTTGCTCTAAATATTTATTAATCCACAATACTGGTGTATTTAATACTGATGTTGATTCTGTCATTTAATTGCCCCCGCATTTGCTACCCACTGATATCCAGCCTTTAATCCTACAGATCTTCCGCCACGTTTTCCTGCGTTTAAATTTTTTGCATAAACCTTTGGATACTTAAAGTATTGTCCAAGACCACTTGACTCCAAAAATGATTGTCTAAAATAAACTCCAAAGAAATTAGAGATGACATTTTTAAACTGTCCCTCTGTTTGTCCTCCAGGATTTTCAACTCTAACTTCTCTTGAGGTAAATATTTCTTGTCCGTCTATTTCAAACCTTAACGCCTGTGCCTTTTTTGGCTTAATTGTTACACCAATACCTCTTTCCATAACTTCTGCTTTATTATAAAATGGCACATTAGATCCATTCTTAATTGATGTGGACTGCTTCAGTGATGACTTAAATGTTAAACCAATATTGCTAACTGTAAAATCAATATCAAATAATCTTGCCTCTGGGCTTCCAGTTCTATGCCATTCATATACGTGATGCAATAATTCTGGAGAAACCCTTGCATTGGCATCTATAAACTGTCCTGCTAATTCTGATATCTGTGGTCCTAGTGCTGAATACATAGCCTTCTTGCCTCTGCCAATACCCTCAATAAATCCAGTAGAGTAATTAACTATGTTATTCATTTCTCTTTGGAATTGTTTGCTATTTATAATTAACTTTAACATTAGACGTCTACCGCCTGATTCTCAGATCTACGAATAATTAATTTGTAATATTCTACATTGCCAAATGGACCAGCAAATGGATCCTGTGTTGCTATTTCAAATATAGTTGACTTTCCTGCACGAGGCCCAGATGTTTCTTTGTATATTTCATTACAATTTTTATCACGAATATTTGTAATAATAACATTTGTAATTGAGTTACGAGCCTCTAAACTAGAAATACGAATATCAGTTTTTGTACGGCCAAGAAGTATCTTATCTTGAGTAATGTTGATATTTGGAATAACCTCTTCCTTAAAGGCAGTTCCTGCTGGAGCAAAAGAACATGCAATCGTTCTATCTAAAATCCAAGTCTTTTTAACTTCTCCGTACACACCTTGTTCAACTATAGGATGATATACATCTGCTTGCATTGGAAATGCGAAGTCTGGAGTTTCGCATATTACCATTATAGAACCCCGACGAACTCAATCGGCTTACGATACTTATCAAGTATTTTATCTACTAATAAATTACCTGTGCCTTCAAACACAGCCTTATCAAATTGAATTCTAAATTGATCAGTATTATATGAACCAATATATCTCTTATAATAATCTAATTTACCGCAATCAATATCGTGAACCAGTAACTCTGTTGCTCTAACTATATCTGATGGAACCTTATGATATCCAAATTCTAACTCTATCTTATAATCCCATCCCTTTGGAAAACCTCTATCTGAGAATAAAAAATCTAAATAGTCTGTAGGGGACCCAGGGTAAAAGATTGGCTTTGACTCATTACGATTAATTAAGTCTGGGTATTTTGTAGTAATAGCAGACCCGTCAGAAGTTATCTCAAATACAAAAGTAGAGTTTTCTTCATCATCTGCATCATAGACCAAAACATTATTTTCATAAACTTTTAAAATCTTTTTTGCATCTGTCCAGATAGGGATATAATCTAATCCCAAACCTGTTGTCTCAATTACTTTCTTTTTATAATAAAATTCTATATCGCAAACCGAATCAATTATTGCTCTTGCTAATTCTTCATTTTTTCTATATGCATCTATCTCTGTAGCGGTAGTTCCATGTTTGTTTGGATCTACATATGGACGTACTACATCTACATATGTGTCTTCTCCGTCTACCGTGATTTTATATTGGGTATCATATTTTGAAGAAAGTGGAATAGTTACTTTTTTTGAAGCACTTGAAGTTGCTATGCCAATTACTTCTGAAGAGTCCGCCATATCAACAATCGTATAGTTATATACCACACTTGCTGAAGAAACATCAAGTGTAACACTTAAGTTATATGGCGGAACTCTTAGAATTTCCATTTAGCGACCAAACTCCCTGGCTACTTCTTCTGGTGTAGCAAGTCTAACGTGATTACGAGTTAGCCATTTTTCTGATTGTTCTGGCGTAACAATATTATATCCACGATAAACCTTGCCAACTCCATTCCAACTTACATTCTTTGTAGAATGAATAGCGACAGTCTTATTTGACTTCTTTGGAGCAGCAGGTGCTGCACCTCTTGTTGGACGTGGGGTTTCTGCGACTCCGATTACACCATTTACAATAGAACCTACAGCCTGCACTGTATCACTTGCAGATCTATTTAAATCATTTGTAGTGATAGCATCAGAAGATTCTGATACTTCAGAAACTGATGCTTCAATATTATTTTCAGCAGCAACTTCTTCTACTCTTGTTTCAACTACTGGTTCTTCAGCAACTGGTGCTTCAGCAACTGGTGCTTCAATAGGGGCCTGTTCAGCAACAATATTTTCTACTGATGCCTCATTGTTTTCGTTGTTAAGATTATTTTCTTCCATTATTTTACCTCCTATGTGACTATTATAACAGAATAATAAAAAGTTAAGAGGGGGAGGAGAACTAGCCCCTGCCCCCTCTCAAAGGTTACTGTTTACAGATTATGCATCTGCAGCAGCATCTGCCCATGCAATAGCGTCTTCTTCTTCCCATTGAATACCAAAGCGAACGAATACAGTATATTCAATTGTATCCTTCTTCGCTACATATTCACGGTTAACGACGATATCACGCTGGAAGCCCCATACACGGTTCTGTGGGAACGTCAGATCAATATAATTGTCTGGGTAGTAAGGAACTTCTTGGACATCAATTCCGAGGACACGAGTTGTACGTGCTCCACCGAATGTCTGGCCTTGACCATCAAGGTATGATTGTGTATTTGCATACGTATTACCATTCTTACCAAGTGCTTCAGCAATTGCATCTGAAAGAGTACCGTTGTTCTTAACGATACCTGCGAATGCATCTGTACCTGCGTAGAACTTAAGATTATTCTTAAGTGCACGGTACTTGCGTGGCATAGCGAGAATGATATCCTGCATTACTGCAGGTGTCCAAGCATTGTCAGCAACTGTTACGGCTGCTTCATGCGAGTCACCATTATCCTTGTGCTTCTTGATGAAGCCAGGCATAATGGAAAGGAATGGTGCTGTTGCACCATCACCGTTGATTGCAAGATCTTCAATGTCATTAGCAAATGCATTTGTCATCAAGCGAACGAGATGATCTTCTAATGCACCACCCTCGACATTGTCTTCTAGTGCTTCAGCAGATACTTCCCAATCAAGACGAATCTTCTTGGTTGTAAGTTCTACCTTTGAGAATGTAGCACCAGTGTTCTTGTAATCGCCAACTGCTTGTGCAGCAGCACGAATTACACGCTCACCGACGTTGATCTTCTCTAATTCCATGGTGTTTGCTCTCATCGTCACACGACGACCATCTTGAGCGAGAACTGTAGCATCCCAAACATAATCGATAAAACGACGTGCTTGTTCAGGGCGTAGGATTCCGCTTGCAGCATCACCCGAAGGGTTTACGGCATTAGGACCAGTAGTAACACCAAGGTTAGCGTTAGGAATGTTTCCTAGTGCGCCACCATCTGTGTAGTTGCCAGGGATGTTTGATCCTGCGTCAGAACCTGATGCGAATGCACCCTGTCCTTGATATAAACCTGGTGTTGTTCCACCGAGTTCGCCTGATTCTCCTGGCTGGTTTTTCTTAATTTCTTCCGACATATTGTCACCTCCTAAGTGATTTTGCTTAATTAAATAAGTCGGCTGTTTTGAGGAAACGTCCGCCCCATAGGGATTTTTCAACCATTTCTGGTTGTTCCTGTACGATCTCGCCTAGATCGCCAGACTTTCGGAAAGCAGTGTCTGCTTCTACTGCGTCTACTCTCTTTCCAAACTTATCTACTTGCTCAACTGTTGCAGCAATGTCTTTGGCGACTGCATCAAGTGAACTCTTTACTGCTGCTGTATCAACTTTTGAAGACTTAAGCATTTCTACTTCTGCCTGCAAAGATTTTACAGTTTGAACTAAATCGCTAAAGGCTGATGTAATTGTATTCTTGATTTCAGCAACTGCTTCAACAATTGCTTCATCTGATTTAGATACCTCTGTAGCAACTTCTGCTGCTGGTGCCTCAACTGATTCCTCAGCCTTAGCAACCTCTTCTGCTGGAGTCTCTTCAGACTTCTCAACAGTTTCTTCAGCCACTGCAGTCTCTTCAGACTTTTCAGTAACTTCTGCGACAGGAGTTTCAACTACTGCATCTGCCTCTGGAGCGATCTCTTCTGACTTTGTAACTTCGACTTCTTCAGTCTTTGTTTTCTTTGCCATAGGATTATCCTCCTTCGTAATCTTAGCATCAATGCCTTTAGCACTATCTACTAAGAATTTGACTATATCCATTTTTTCGTTGTCTTCTTTTTCAACGAAACCTATATTCTTCATTTCATTTCCTGTAACTGGACTTGTTACTGATTCTTGATCTGACATCATTACTAAACCAGATTCCTCATCATAAAAAACATTTTCCAATGTAACATCTTGACCCTTAACAATTTCAACACCATCAACTTTTTCAACATGCATAATGTTTGCAAATTGATTTGCTGGAGAGTCTACTAGAGATAACTCTACTAGGTCATAATCTTTAATAATTCTAATTGTGGAATCTGACTTCTCATCATAACCGTCATCCCACTTATTCATACGGCCACCAATTGAAAACCCTGTCAATGTACCGTCCAAAACTTTTTCCCATGTATCTTGTGCACCTTTTGAAACATATGCAGACACAAAAACACCAGAATAAAACTTTTTAGATTCTGGATCAAAATATCTATCTTCTTTAAAGTTAACCATTTTGCCAACCGCTAGTGGCTGATGCATTTCACGAATGTTTCCACGAAACTTTGAAAATGCTTTCATTGATGCCTCTGCGGTAACTATATCGCCTTGCTTATCAATGTTATCAAGAGATGCAAAGCCAGAGACGATACGTCTCTCCTTATC